TTTGATTTTCCAAATCGAACGTGACGCCAACGTGATTGCCAAGCAGACTCGTAGAGGTAAAGGTAACGTGTTGATTGTTTCATCTGACGTAGCATCTGCAATGGCTATGGCTGGTGTTCTTTCTTATACTCCTGCTCTTCAAGCTGACCTCCAAGTTGACGATACTGGCAATACATTTGCTGGTTTGTTACACGGTCGTATCAAGGTTTACATTGACCCATACTTTGGTGGCTACACAGCTAACCAAGAGTTGGTAACAGTTGGTTATAAGGGTTCTTCTCCTTATGACGCTGGTTTGTTCTATTGCCCATACGTTCCATTACAAATGGTTCGTGCAGTAGACCAATTTACATTCCAACCAAAGATTGGTTTCAAGACTCGTTACGGTATGGTTGCAAACCCATTTGCTCAAGGTTTAAACCCAAGCAATGGTCAGTTGACACCACGCAGCAACGTTTATTACAGGATTTTTGGTGTCAAAAACCTGATGTGATAAAAATCACCGTAGAGTGATATTTGAGAGAGACCGCTTCGGCGGTCTCTTTTTTTATGGCCTAAATATCCGTATGACAGCACTAACCAGACAGCCACAGAATACCAATCTCCTCCAACCGACAAAGTTTATAATGACTTTTGCGAGGATACCTACGGTTCAATACTTCTGCCAAGCGGTAAATATACCAGGGGTTCAACTAGGACAGGCCCCATTGAATTTTCCCGGTGTAGATGTATATGCACCTGGTAATAAGATGATGTATAATCAATTAGCATTGACTTTTACTGTTGATGAGAAGATGCAAAACTGGCAAGAAATACATGGTTGGTTCCGTTCCATCGCATCTCCAGAAGGCACGGATGAAAGAAATAGGTTATCATCACAACAGAATCCTACCAAAACTAGAGGTCCTAAAGCCTATTCTGATGCCACCTTGACAGTTCTTTCGGCATTGAATAACCCATTGTTTCGTGTTCACTATATCAATTGTTTCCCTATCGCTCTTTCGGATATTATGTTTGATACCAAGCAATCCGCAGATGATATTATTACCGCCGATGGTGTATTCATGTTTGATTATTTTAATTTTGAAACCGCTTGACATTTATTAAGGTCTGTGTTATTATACAGATTTAAGCATTACATTTTTGAGTATATTATGGAAAATCTAGAACAAGTATTAAAGCATTGGGAAAAAGATACAGTTATTGACCAGACAGAACCTGGAAAAGAATTGTTAAAGATTCCTACTCTACATAACAAATACCTCAGTATTCTTACCAAACACAAGATTGCTTCAAAGAAAGCACATTTTGATTATCTTCGTATGCGTAAGGTTCGGTTGGATTATTATGCCGGAAGATTAAGCCAAGATGAGTTGGCAGAATACGGATGGGAACCTTTTCAGTTTGTGTTAAAGACTGATATTAATGCCTATCTTGAAGCAGATGATAATCTCATTAAGTTATTAGAGAAAAAAGTATACCATGAAGAAACGGTATCTGTTTTAGAGTCCATTATGTCCGAATTGAAATCTAGAACTTTTCAATTGCGTGACTTTATTGGATGGGAAAGATTCATTGGCGGACAGTAATTTAATAATCTCCAAGAAAGATGAAGTATATGCTAAGATAACTTGTGAAAAATCTATAGCAAAAGAACTACATGAATATTTTTCGTTCCTGGTTCCAGGATATCAATTTGTTCCGGCATATAGAAACAGAATGTGGAATGGTAAAATATATCTTTATCATTTAAATACTTCTCAAATATACCTTGGTCTCTTAAATTATGTGGAACAGTTTTGTGAAGAAAGAGAATATACTTTTGAGTATGAAGGTGGCGTAGATGTTGAAGATGAGTTTTCATTATATCATGCCAAAAAGTTTTCAGAAGGTTTAAGTATTCATTCAAACGGCAAATCTATTGAAGTAAGAGAACACCAATTAAATGCCTTTGTTCATGCCATGCAGAAACGGCGAGCGTTACTTGTTTCACCTACCGCTTCTGGCAAATCTCTTATCATCTATCTAATCTTCCAACAATTACAAAAATACCAAAATTTAAAAGGTCTCGTTATTGTTCCAACCACTTCTTTGGTTGAACAATTATATTCAGACTTTGGTGATTACAATAACGGTGAAATGACCAATGTTCATCGTATCTACCAAGGTAAAGAAAAAAATTCTGATAAAGACTTAATCATTTCTACATGGCAATCATTATACAAGATGCCACCAGATTATTTCAAGCAGTTTGATTATATTATTGGTGATGAAGCACATTTATTCAAAGCACAATCTCTTACCACGATTCTTACATCTTGTGTTAATGCCAAGTATCGTATTGGTCTGACTGGTACACTTGATGGAACTAAAACACATAAACTGGTCTTAGAAGGTCTTTTTGGTCCTGTGCGTAAAGTGATTACCACAAAAGAATTGATTGACGATAATAAGTTGGCTAAATTTGAAATTAAATGCCTCGTATTAAAACATACCGATGAAGAATCTAAAACAGTTAAAGGCATGACTTATGCTGAAGAAATTGGTTACTTAATTTCACATGAGGCAAGAAATAAATTTGTTAAAAATCTTGCAGTTAGCTTAGGTAAAAATACTTTAGTGTTGTATCAAATGGTTGACAAGCATGGTAGAATCCTGTATGATATGATAAAGGATACAGAGAAAATTGGCAACAGAAAAGTTTTCTTTGTTCATGGTGGAACGGACACCACGGACCGTGAAGATATTAGAAAAATTATGGAGATAGAAAACAATGCTATTATTGTGGCTAGTTTTGGGACTTTTTCTACTGGAATTAACATTAGGAATCTGCATAACATTATTTTTGCAATGCCGACTAAATCGAGCATACGAACTTTGCAAAGCATTGGAAGAGGCTTACGACAAAGTGAAGGTAAAGAAATAGCAACACTATATGATATATCAGATGACCTACGGGTTGGCAAGCACATGAATTACACTTTGAAACATCTATTGGATAGAACTAAGATATATAACGAAGAGCAGTTCCCATTTAAAATATACAAAATAGGACTAAAAAATGCCTGAGTATAAAACACAAATTATTAAATTACAGAATGGGGAAGATTTGATTGCCAATGTTGTTATGAGTGGTATGGATCATTACATCCTTGAAGAACCTATGGAATTTGCCATTGATACCCGTAATCCAAATAATGCCGGTCTAATTATGCGCCATTGGTTGCCCGTTCAATTGATTAAAAAGAACTCGATTGAAATCCATTCTAAAGATATTCTTTCTATGATGGAACCTGAGGATGAATTCTGTGAATACTATGTTAATACGGTATATAAGATTAAAGAATTGTTAAAGGCCAAAGAAATTATCTCTGAGATGGATGATGAAGAATTAGGTAATATGATTAATGAATTTGAGGAGTTAGAACAGCATGGAAATACATTACATTAATACTTTCAACCAAGGACATACTCGATACTAACGGTCTGTCAAGCGATTGTCAATAACTATTATGGTAAATATGAATACACCAACACCTAAATTAACCAAGAAACCAAAACAATACGTCAACAATGCAGACTTTCTACAAGCTCTTGTTGATTATAAAGAGGGTTGTAAGTTAGCGAAGAAGAATAAAACTAACCCACCTCCTATTCCAAACTACATTGGAGAGTGTTTCATGAAGATAGCGGAAGGTCTATCTCATAAACCCAACTTCATTAACTACACCTATCGTGATGAAATGATTTCAGATGGTATTGAAAACTGTCTAATGTATTTTGATAACTTTGACCCAACCAAATCAAAGAATCCATTTGCTTACTTTACTCAAATCATTTATTTTGCCTTTTTACGAAGAATTCAAAAAGAAAAGAAACAGACTTATGTGAAGTATAAGGCAACAGAACAGATGGGTATTTTGGATGAAATGGAAATGCTTGAATTAGAAGATGGTACGACAAGACAGTTTGAACTCTATGATAATATTGCCGAATTTATTGGCAACTATGAAGAAGCAAGAGAAAAGAAAAAAGAGGCAAACAAGCCCAAAGGTATTGAAAAGTTTCTAGAGGAATGATATAATGTATAGATTGAGTTATTATTTGACTGGTGGATCCGTAAGATTTAAGTCTTTTGAAACCTTTCATGAAGCAATTGAATTTTCACGTAACTTAAAACCTATTGATTCGGTAATTGAAATTAAACAGTATGACAATGTTGACAACAAAAAGCCAGACAGAAACTAAAATATTTTTGCAAGGTATATTATGAAAGTTTGTATTTTAGGTGATGTTCATTTTGGCATGAGGAATGATTCCATTTCTTTTTTAGATTATGGTGAAAAATTCTATAAAGAAACTTTTTTTCCATATTTAATTCAAAACAACATCAAAACCATTATTCAATTGGG